TCACCACGGCAGCTTCAAGTCGAGCGATGACGTCTCCGGTATCGCTTCCTTGATGTAAATCTCCGTCGTCTTTCCAGTCGTGTGCGCGAGCCGCGTTTGAATCTCCGCGCGTCCTTTGCCGGCCTTCGCCGCGTCCGTTGCGCCGAGCGCGCGCAGGTCCTTGAACTGGATGCCATCGGTGACGTTCGCTCGATCCTTCGCGCGGCGCCACATCGAATGAAGCCCGGTCTTCGAATAGGCGCCGCCTCTCTGCGTTGGGAACAGGTACGGGCTGATGATCAGATACTTCTTCTTGATCGCCTTCGCGCGATCGATGACTGCGCGGATCTGCGGTGTGATCTCGACGTCGAGCACCTTGCCGCTGGTCCCTGCAGTCTTCGATGGCTTGAACCGGATCGTCGTGTCGGTTATCTGCGTCTCGAGCAGCATGCGTACGTCGATCGCGCGTTGCCACACGAGGTACGACATATCGACGATGCATTGGAACATCGGACCGGACTCAGTCGGCAAACCGTCCTTGCCGATGAGCGCGGCGTCGCGGATGGCCTTAATCGCCGCGTGCGCCGGCAGCACCTCGCGGCGCTTCGTTTGATAGTCCGACAGGTCGAGTTGATCGCACGGGTTGTCCTGCCGGAAGCCTCTCTCGCTGATCGCAAATTTGAACATCTTCCGCAGCACGTTCGCGTACTTCTGCGCGGTGTTGTGCTTGGCGCGGAAGTTGTCGCGCAGGAAGTCGGCGCAGTCCTTCGTCGTGACTTGTGCGACGGCGTAGTCTTCGAAGGCCGTCGCAATAACATCGGCCATGCGCCTATATTCCTTCTGCACCTCGTCGCTGAACTTGTCGAGCTTGCGGTCTTTCCAGTCTGAGCAGAGGCTCGGCATTGTGCCGTCGACCAGGCTGCGATCGCCCATCAACTCGCCGAGCTTCGAATACATCACCGGCTCGCCGTCGGCGATCGAGCACAGGCGGATCCACGTTTGGGTCTTGCCGTTCCACGGATTGCGTATCGGCGCTGGCGCGAAGAAGTAATACGCGCCATGCTTGGCCTGTACGCGACGCGGCAGGCCGCGATGAGTTTTGCGACGTCGATTCATTTCTTGCGCGAGATGGATTTCAGTTTGGGCCTGTCGTTGGCTGCGCGCTCCGGCGCGCCAATGGGATACAGGCAATGCACACGCATGACGAGAACCGAGTTATCGGGGCGCCGGCGCGCGGGAATGCCGAGCGACTTCAGCGTCTCGATCTGCTTGCCCGGCCGTCGATAGCCGGTCATGCGCACGATCTCATCCTCGGTCAGGTCAATCGGTTGGTCTAGAACTGCTGCCATGTCACACCTCAATGTTTTCTCGTTTCTTCAATCTTTTGTTGGGCTGCGGCGCGCATACTGGGATCTCACGCATAGGAGACAGCCATGTACGCCTCATTCAGAATCACTGCTCTGAAAAGAGACATTGATGGGGACTACGTATCCTTCGACGTTGTCGACGGCGAAACAACTGTCCCCGCCTGTCTATCAGCCACTGCACTTCGCATCCTTGCTGGAACGGAGTCTTATGACAGCGAGGACGTTTTCATAATCAACAGCCACAAAATTCGCAAGGCCGCGTTCAGGTCGATGCGCGCCAATCCGAGCAAAAGTTCCATACTCTTGGGCAGAGTCGACTTCACTAGCTGGATTTAGGTGCACCATGCATCGCTAAACTTCCCGCCACGCCGGCCGTTATAAAAGTTCTCATCGCTCCATGTTTCCGTGCGGTGGGATCTCTCGGATTGCTTTTGCCCCGTCCTCACTGAGGTTTGGGGCTTTTTTTGCCCGCGCCGCTCATCGAACCCTAAAGTTTCCACGACGGCTGCCGTTAGGCTTCGCATGAACCTGAACATGACCGTCGCCCAAGCTAAAGCAATCTTCGAATCCGCCAGCGCTGCTGCCGAAGCAAGCGTCGTCGCGCAGTTCGGAGAGTTCGACATCTTCAAAGAGAGGCAGGGCGCCGCGTACGACGTGGCGCTATTTACCGTGCTGGCAGAGCATTTCGGCGACATGACGCTGCCTGAGTTGCTAAGCATCGTTGGGTGACCTTAACGCTTCGCGCACAGCAGCGCGGAAGTTGGACAGTGCTCGTGACGCCCACACATGCCCGCGAGCGGCCGTATCGGCGATCGCCTGCATCAACACGTCATCCGTGAGCGCTGTCTGTGCTGGCGGGGCGGCAAGTGCCCGTTCCAACTTGACGCGCACGTCATACAGAGAAATTGAGTCGATCAGAGGTAGTCCGAGAAGCGCCAGCAATTTCGGCGTCTCGGCGTGCCTGTCGGATAGCGCAAGTTCGTCGCGGCGCCCCATTGCTTCGCTACTGAACGCGCGCTCCATTGCCGGCTTCGGTACCGCCGCCTCCGCCTCCGCGCCCTGCGCCACATTGGCGGAAGTTGATGCGGCGCGGGCTCGGTGCTTCCATCCACGCCAACAAGCCTGTGTACTGGCATTGTTGTATGCGCCTGCGCCAATAATTCCTCGTTCAAGGTCCATTCCTTCGTCGCGCGCCCACTCTTCAAACGCCCCGCGCTCGTCCTGCTCAACCAATGGCGCAGGCTTGCTTGCTTCATTGGCGAGCGGGGCGGCGACTCCGCAATACCCGCATTTCTGGTGGTTGAAGGCGTGCGGCTGCTTGCCGAATTGGCTCGGGCAATAGGACAGCACCGTCCCTTTGTCGATAGCGGCAGGCTGGCGGGCGAGCAACGCGCGGGCGAAGCAAATCCACTCGCGGTTATCCATTTCGTAATGCGCTCGACCAAAGCACTCGTCGACCACGGCGAGAATCTGTTCATCCGTCATATCTGCTCCGAGCTTGCTGGTAGTGGCGGTCATGCTGCCTCCCAAAGTAGTTTCTGCCCACGTAGGAGCTCGTCCGTGTCGATTCGCGGGCGAGCCGGTGTATTCCAGTTTCCGCCGCCACGCTCTCCGACTAGCGTCCAGCCAGCTGCGCGAAGGCTCGTGCCGCCCTCAGCAGGCAGCGTGTAGGTTATGAGTCGTCGGTAGCCCATTGCCTTTGTCGCGCGCCACGCCGCACCGTAGAGCATCGAGCAGGCGTTTTTCGTGCCATCGGTGCAGCAGCGATTGACCTCCAGCGTCATGCCATCGTCATTGCCGCGCGCAACAGGCCGGCCAATGATTGCGACGCCGTGAACCGTTTCGCCATCAGCTGCCGCGATGCTGAATTTGTGGCCGATGACCGGCTTGTGATGTCGGTGGTGCTGGGATACAAAGGCGTTCGCTTCGGCAAGCGTCGTCGGCACGATGACAAGGCTCATTCCGGTTCTCCAGCGAACATGCTTTTCAGTGCTGCCGTTTCGGCTGCGTTTCGTATCTCGTTTTGCATGGAGATGGATTCGTGAATATTTAGAAACTCCAGATCGGTGCGTGCGCGCTGAAGTGTGTAGCCACGTCGCGCCATCCACCACAGGAATATGTCGATCACGTAGACCTGACCAATCGGCCAAGTGACATCCCGAGCCATATCTGTTTCGTGAACCTTGATCGTCTGGTGAATCGCCCTGAACAGGTCTTTCTGATCGTGAAAGTCCCGCATGAATCCGGGGAGATAGCGCCCTGACTTCAGCCAACGCGTCAATCGGTCGTCGGTCATGCCTGTTCCCCGTTAGATGCGGCAGCCGGATCGGCGTCGAGACGAATCGCCCCTTCCTCGGGATATTCGGTAATCCAGCAGTAAAGACCAGGGCCGTCGTGACCATTGCCGCGCTGAATGGTGACCTCGCATTCAAGCTGATCGGCGTCGTTCGGGTGATCCGGAGCGACGAACTGGAATGCTTCCAATAATTGCGCGCCAGTAAGCGATACGGCCGGTTCTTTCAGCTCTTGCGCTCCGCCAGCAGCTATCGCGGCGTCTACCTGCGGGGTGTGAGTGGCGAGAAGGGCGCGGATTCCGGTAAGCAATAGCCCGATGTCGTGTGCGTCGAGCGTTGCCTCCAAGTTCAATCCCGGCATCTCGAAATGCTCAAGAATCTGCTCATCGCTCAGACTCGCTGCGCCTGTATTCATAGTGGTGTCATCACGAAACTCCGCGTCAGCGTATTTTTTGATGGCGTCGCCAATCGCATGCCCGTCTGGCGTTCCCAGATTGAAAAGACGCGCAATGTTCTCTGCGTCCTGCAATGCGATACGCCTGATTTCTGTTTCAGTCCTGGTGGTATTCATAGTGGGTCTCGGGATTAAAGGTTATCTACTGCCGCGATACGCTGGCCCAGCCATGCCATCACAGGAACCGCCATGCTGTTGCCGAGCGCCTTGTAGCGCGGCCCATCGGCGGCAGGCTTGCCGCGGACGTTGATCAGCGTGTAGTCGTCGGGGAACCCCTGAAGGCGCTCACATTCGCGCGGGGTCAGGCGACGCACTGCGCTGCCACTCATCACCGCCTGGTGGCCGCCACCGTTTTGATGCGACCCGTGATGCCCCATGCTGCGCATCGTTGAAGCAATTTCGCCCACGCCGAAGCCGTTCTGTCCGGATGCTTTGCAGTCGAATGCGATCGCTTGCACTTCAGCGCGAGCTTCAAGCGTGTAGGCGATGTCAGATTGGATGCCGACGCCATCAGGACCGCTGTCCGGATTTTCACGAGTCGCGCCCGCTTGAATTGCGTACGACACAGGCACGTAGGTGTCGCTGTCGGCCCGATGCGACGGCTGTGCTTGTGCGCGTAATGGATGCGCAACCAGAAGCGTCTCGGTTTCCGCATCAATGCGTTGGTTGCTCGTGGTGAGCGCCCGCGCGACGCTCGGTATCAGGCCGCCGTCACAGTCGAAGTCGGTTTCGAGTCCGCCACCGCCTTTAGTGCGCGCGCTAAGGGTTGGGGCAATTCCTTTCCCCGTTTCGCGGCTCGGCGCAGGATGCCCGAGCAGGCTTTCGCGCTCAAAAAGTACCGCTGCGGCACGTCGCCAGTCTCCAAAATGTCCGACAACGAACACACGGCGGCGTCGCTGGGCCACTCCGAAGAACTGAGCGTCAAGAACCCGGTAGGCGAACCCATACCCGAGTTCTGCCAGCCCTCCAAGGAGGGTTCCAAAATCCCGTCCGCCGTTTGATGACAGGACGCCGGGGACGTTTTCCCAGACCAGCCAGCGGGGAGCGAAGCGCTCAGCAATGGCAAGATAGGTGAGCATGAGGTTGCCACGCGGATCAGCCAGTCCTTTGCGGAGTCCGGCGACGCTGAAGCTTTGGCAGGGAGTTCCGCCGACGAGAACATCGATAGCTGCATCGGGCCAATCCTTGAATTTGGTCATGTCGCCGAGATTCGGCACGGTCGGGTAGTGGTGAGCGAGAACGGCACTCGGAAAAGGCTCGATCTCGCTGACAAAGGACGTTTGCCAGCCGAGCGGATGCCATGCGCAGCTCGCCGCTTCAATGCCGCTGCAGACCGATCCGAATCTCATATCGCCTCAATAGAAGGGTTTCAGGTTTATCTGTGTTTCGAACAACTGATGAATAGCCGCAATGCGGATATTCGAAAAAACAACCGCCGCAGGTTCGAGACAGCGCGTATAGTGGGTCGACATGCCGCTCCTGGTGTGTATAGGGAGTTGCCATGGAAGTAGATAACCAGTCTTGCCTGCCTTATCGCGGGTACACCATCGACGTCCGCATCGCCGCAAACAGGTCGCCATCGCTTGACGGCTCACAGGTTCGGTACGCTGTCTCCTGGTCGATCCTTTCGGCCGATCCCCTCGCTACACCCGTGCTGAGCCTGCCTGAGCAGCTCAATTTCCTGACGCCAGACGCTGGATTCGCATACGGAGAGCGGCAGGCAAAGAGGTTCATCGACGGGTGCGTTGAATATCCAATTGATAATTCGGTGCCGTCCTGAAGTAAGCAGACGTTTGTCGTTGCACTCATCTATCACTCCCTGACGCTGCGTCGCGCATCCGCGTCGCGGTTTCGTCGTTCAAGCGGCCGATTGAAGTCATGTGTGCCGGTATCGACCGGCGAGATACGCAAATGGATCAGCGCCGCGGCAATGCCGACTACTGCGGCGGCCGCGAGAGCAGCGATAAACCATTCGAGTCCTGTCATATCGAATTCTTTTGAGTTACTAAATATTCGCAACACGAATAAACGACAAATATTCGCGCTGCGAATAACGTCGACCAGCGTTACTCGGGCGAACCGAGCAGGATCTTCGTAGCCGTCTGCTCTTCGATCTGCGACCAGATCGCGCGGAACGCCGCCTCAAGCACCTTGTGCGGACGCACGAGCTCGTACCAAATCTTCAGCGTGCCGTTCTGCACGCGGTACTTGATGCGCGCGTCGACCGAGTAGGGCGCGCCGTTCTCGAAGACCGGGATAGACAGCGTGATTTGCGACGGCATGGCGATCTTGTTGCCGGTCGCGTTGACGTCTTCCTTCCACACGAAGTTGGTGCTGCCGTCCTGCAGGCGAGTCGCCGAGACGAAGTTGCCTTCCTTGCTGGCTTCGAAGTTGAGCGCGACGCTGAGCATGGTCGAGCCGTCCGGCGACACGATGTCGGGGAGGTTGTCTTCGATCAGTTCGGCCAGTTCAAGCTGCGTCATCGGCTGACGATCTTTGCCCGTCCAGGTCTTCCACTCGCGCGATGCTGGCACGGCGAATTCGACGCGGTACGCGCGCCAGTTGGCGCCGTCCTCGTTCGTGAACTCCGTCCCATACGCGCGGTGATCGTCGATCACGCCGAGAATCTTCGCCGGGTCCAAGGATGCGTAAATGAGGCTTTCGGCCCGCTTCTGACGATTGAAGTACGTGACGAAGCTGTTTGCGTCGCGCAGCTTCACGGTGCCCGTCGCGCGTGCCGGGCTTTCATCTCGCTCGAAGATGTGCTCGACCTTGTAACCTTCTGGCACGACTACGAACGGCACGCCGTCGTTGAGGGGGCTCTTTTGCGGACCAGCGAGCGAGGTACCCGCGGCGAGGATTGCGGCTGCGTTGTGCACGTTTTCGTTATCGAAAGGCATTTTTGTTCCGTGTGTAGTGAGAGGGTGATTGCGGCGCGCGGCGGGTTAGCCGTGCGAGACAGAGCGGGAATCCGCGAGCGAGATGCCAGGCAACTCGGTCTGCCGCTCGCTGTGGCGCGACAGGTTGTTCTCGACAGTCGGAAAGAACACTTCAGCCGACTCTTTTTCCTTCGGCAGCGTGGCGACCACTTTGCCGGTCACCTCAAGCGCGTCTTGCACCTTGGCGAACGGCTTCACCTCGACGGTGATCGTGATTTTTCCGGCCTTGCCGGTGTCACGAACCATCGCGACGAGCGTGTTCAGTTCGTTGGTGGCTTCCTCGACGACGGCGCCACCGCGCAGTTCCATCAAGGTCTGTGTGAATGC